CGTGTTGGTAATAAAAAGAAAGATAACCACGTAAAAGTTGATGTTAATTTTTATACTGAAACAGAAAATTTAAATGGTGATGAACGAAGTGATACTAATAAACGTATACGTCGTTATTTAGGAACATATAATGATTTTATTTTAACTGCATTTTCATTACAAGCTGATAATAATAATTTTATTGAAAAATCTCAAAGAGAACGTAAAGATTTATTATCACAATTTTTAGATATAACAGTATTCGAACAATTATATCATTTAGCTACTGATGAAATAAAAGAAACTGCGGGTAGATTAAAAGCATTTAAGAAAACTGATTTTGCAGAGACAATAACTACATCTGATAATATTATTAAAAATAATGAAAAATTAATAAATACAACAAATAAAACAGAAACTAAAAAACAATCTTTACGTAACGATTTGCAAGAAGAAATTGTAAAATTAATTGAAACAAAACAACCTACAACATATGAAGGTGATGATATAGAAACATTAATTACACAAGAAAATAATTTAACAGAAAAGATTGAAGATTTACAAAATACAATTGAAGATACTGAACAAATTATATCAGGATATCAAAAACAAATTGATACTACGGAAGAATTTATTAAAATTCAAAATTATGATAAAGTAGCAATTGATAAAGCTACTACACGTTTATCAGAATTAGAACAAGACATAACTGATTTAACTGAAGATCAGAAAAAACAAACAAGAATAATAAATGATAAGCAAAAGAAAATTAAACATCTTGAAACGCACCAATACGACCCAAATTGTAAATATTGTGTGTCTAACGTTTTTGTGCAAGACGCAATGCAAGCCAAAAACGAGATTATTGAAGATAGAAAAGTATTAACAGATACTAATAATAAAATATCTAAATTACAAAATGAAATAAAATCACTTACTCCATATAAAAAACAATTAAATGAATATGAAGAAAGTATAGATAAAATTGACGTTAATAAAAATAAAATTGAAATTAATGAACTTCAATTACAAATTCATGAAAATGATTTACAAACTAAAGAATCAGAACTAGAAAATATTACAGAAAAACAAGAATTATTTAAAAAAAATAAATCAGCTATACAACATAATATAAAGATAGATAGTCAAATTACAGATTGTAAAACAAAAATTGATACGGTTACAAAAGAAATAAAAAAATTACAAAATCAAATTAAAACTAATCATGGTGAAATTGAAGTAGCTAAAACAAAACGTAAAACTGCATTAGAACAATTAGAAACATATCGTCAATTAGAAACTGAATATAAAGCATATGAATATTATTTAAAATCAGTTAAAAGAGACGGTGTTCCATATGAATTAATATCTACAGCAATTCCAAAAATTGAAACTGAAATAAACAATGTTTTAAATCAAGTAGTAGATTTTAATATGGTTATGAGTACAGATGGTAAAAATATTAACGGATATATTATATATGACGAAGATAATTATTGGCCATTAGAATTAACTAGCGGTATGGAACGATTTATATCTAGTTTAGCAATACGTATAGCACTTATCAATGTTTCTGCTTTACCAAGACCTAATTTTATTGCGATCGATGAAGGTTGGGGAAGTTTAGATGCAGAACATATTTCTGCCGTATCTAATTTATTTGATTATTTTAGAACAAAATTTGACTTTTCAATTATTATATCACACGTAGACACAATGCGTGATATGGTAGATAATTTAATTGAGGTTAATAAAACCAATGGATATAGCCAGATTCTACATGTTTGATATTTATATAAAAGGCATAATTATCAATGGAAAAGAAAGAAGCTGTATATAGAGGTTTGGAATTTATACCTGTTTTATTTGTAGATCAATCATTAACATCACCAGACTATTTTCAAATAACAGAATTTCCAATAAGACTAACTGCAGGTAAAAATTTATTTAAACTTCGTGGTCATCCTACCAATTTAACTACTGGTGGTGCATTAGGTATTGAAGTTTTAGATTATAACGGCGATCCTATATACAGTGAAGTGGTAGATTTTATTGATGAAGATAAAAGTCGTGTAATTGCAATTTATATATATAAAGATACACCACCAGGTGATTGTACTATAACATTAGTTGCTGAAGCTTCTGTAATACAAGGAGTACCAACACCAGCAGAATATAAAGGACAAGTTAATGTTCGATGGTCAAGAACAGTTGCAGTTAATCCGCTAGTAGCAAATAATTCAGAAATTATATTTGAAAATTTACCATCTATTAAAATACAAGAACAAGTTGGAGTTCAGTTAGATAGACAGTATGCCACAACACAATTTCCAACATATAATACCGGAACAGCACGATTATTTTCACAAAACGGACAGCCAGTTATTGAATTAATCGGAGGGACATTTATTAATGATATGAATAATGGAACTATTACAGTTTCATCACCTGTAAATCCTACACCTACACCATCATATCCGATCGTATCAACACCTTACGTGTCTACAATAAAAAAGATATTAAATCCAACTACTGCATTATTAGATCAAGAGTATACGGCGTTTAGCAGTGAAAGTATATTTCCACATACATTTAATGCATTTGAATCTAGTTCATTTTCATTAACATATGAAGCTACACCTATATATGCAGAAACACAAAACTCACAATCTTACGCACTCGTTGAAATAGAAAATTTAGAACCTGCAACTGGTGATGTTAATAGAACTAAAGTATTTACAAATAATAATGGAACAATTGGTACATTTGAATTAGTAAATGATGTTGAATTAGAAGAAACAGAAATATTTATTCCTAGCACATCTTCTATATTACCAGATATTAGTATAGGTAGTTTTACATCACAAAATATAATTAATACATATTGGGAAGCAAAAACATTTTTAGCAAATACAACTGGTACCGCACCGACAACATCATCAATTTCATCATCATTAGATCAAGCAGTTTTAATTGGCAGTTCCACTGATATTACAGCTAATAATCATGTTTTAACATTTCAAACAAAAGATGATTATAAAGGAGTATTTATTGCAACATCATCATATAAAGTAACTTTAGATGCATTAGCAACAAGAAGTTCTGTTAGTAGTAATAAAGATCCTGTTGTTAGTATTTATTTATCTGGTAGTGCATTTAATTATGATTCAACAGATATATTTAATCAAGATTTACCAGTAAAATTAGGAAAACGAATTGGAGAATTACGATCAACATCAACGTCACAATCTAGATTTGATGATCAAGTAATTAATTTTGAAACTAATAATGCTGGTCATGGAACATTAATATTTGTAGTAGAAAGTGGAATATGGCAAATAGCTAACATAAGAACTACAACTGATAATGATCCTGGTTATACACCAAATTATACCAGATTAAAAACATTTATAGAAACTACACATAAAATAGACAATCAAATATCATTTAAAATAGAATATTATAATATAGATGGTGTTGCTAGTAAACAAATTAGTTTTGTTAATAATTTAGATTGGGAAGGTGGAAATCGTTATGTAGATGGAGACTTTTCAATGCTTACTGGTTCATTGTTTGTAGCTGATTCTTTAAGTAGTGGTGTTGCAATAAGTGGACTTCCAAATGCTGGTTTTATTCGTTCTTTAGACTATCAAGGATTCGAAGCTGGATTTCCTGGATTTTTGCTTTTTAGCGGAAGCGCTTTACCTGGCCAAAATACTAAAGGAGGTGTTCCTTATAGTGGCGTAGGTTTAGAATTATATGCTAGTGCTACTAGTTATTTACGATATTCAACGGCAGACTCTGAAATAGACGTTAGAACTAATAAATTCTTTTTTGGGAATGCTGATGGATCATTTATAAGTGGAAGTGACGGGTTACTTGAAATAACAGCTAGCAACTTTTCTTTGGATTCAAATGGATTTGTAACAGCAGGAAATTTTTCAGAACGAATTATTACTATAAACAATGCTAATTCTGCATCATTTTTACGACACTTAAATGGAGCTTCTCAAAATACCGGTTCACTAGATGCACAAAAAAAT